GACTTAGCGTTTAAATCTACTGCGCCAGTAGCACCTGTGTATGGGACTGCACTTACATCTGCGGCAGTTAATACGACTGTACCTGTATAGCCGTTTACGCTTGTAACAGCGTCAGTATTGTCTATTTTTTGCCATGCTGTGCCGTTATATACTGCCCAATCACTAACTTTCCAATCAGTAATACCGTTGAGGTTAGTGCTACCAGCAACGCTAACGACATAATAATATCCTTTAGTACCCACGCTGGAAGTGAGTGTAGGGCTATTTGTAGTGGCATCCCATGTCCCTTGATAGTTCAAGTCACCTAATGGGGGAAGCTGAGATAGCGGTACTTGCCCACCAGAGTCTAAAGTCGCTACACCATTAGCAACACCAGCATCTAAAGATGCAGCAGTACCAACACCTACTAAAGTATGGGTAGCGTTCCAATCTGACGGCCTAACTACCGATGTGTCAGTCCCATCAGGTATCGTTGAAACCTTACTATGTGTGACGGATATTGTCATTGAACACCTATAATTTTGCCATCAGCGCCACGAATAACTTGCTTTGGTCTATTGTGTTGTTCATTAATAGTATTTACTAAAGAACTAATAGCTTGAGCCATTTGTTGATTTCCTTGTCCGATTGCGTTGGCAATAGGCTGTAGGGGATGTTCCATCGAGTGCGCTAAATCTTCTTCTGAGAAATAAGCCTGCGTTCCATCATCTACACCAGCAGATATTCTAGCAGTTTCAATCTTAGCGCCATTGTTGATATGAGCAAGAAGAACTTGAGTATTTCTTTCGGTCATCATCTTCATTTGGGCTACTTTTGACTGCATTTCTAAGTCTGCTTGATTTCGCTGTGATTCCAACTGGAATTTAAGTTGATTTTCTTGCGCCTGGTACTCTTGTTTAGCCTTTTCAAGCTGCATTTGACCTTGTAATTTAGCCTGTTCAACCTGTGCTTGCATTTGAATTTGTTGCATTTTAGCTTGATTGTCCATCTGGGCCTTCTGAATCTCAGGAGGAGGTGGTTTAGGCTGACCTTCAGATTGTTTAGCTTGTTCACGCAATTTATCAGCAGTTTCGTCAATAATGCCTTCTAACTGTTTGCCTGCTTTGAAGGCTGTTACACCAAATTTAAGCATTTCAATCGCCATAGGTGCAAGTTCAGGCTGTGCTTGAATCATTGGCACGGCTTGTTGGAAGAATGAACCTACAGCTTGCAAAAATGCCATTCTATCTTGCTTTTCTTGCTGTTCATCTTGGTAAATCATTGAATCAGAAGTCACTTCAATACGGAAGTTCTTGCTGGCTTCATTACGCAACAACTCAATAGCTTGTGGTACTAACTGCTGGTCTTGTGGACTTAGTTGCATTGCACCAGAAATCTTGACAATCGTTTCATCTGTGAAGTGATTGCAGATAATCTGCGCTTTAATCGTTAATAAGCTAGTAGCAAAGTCAACTACTGCGTGCTGTTGAGTCTTTAATCGACCCATAGCGTTGTTTGACTTGATAATCTGAGCGCCAAGCGTTTCATTAGGGTCAGTCTGACCACGCTGAATGTCAGCAATACCCATTAATTCATAGATTTGAGCTTTGACTTGTTCCATTGCTGTGTAGCAAGACTGCAATGCAGTAGCAAATGGGGTAATGTCAACTAAATCAATCGCACCTTTCATGCCTTGCTTTTCAGCAAATGCCATCCAGTTATGTACAGGTATTAAAGTGTTGTTTTCGCCTTCAGAAAATAAGCGTTGTAGTTCGCTAGATGAAGCGTCATAGACACCACGCACTTTAAGGGCGTTGATTAAGCCATCAATACGGTCACATAAAGCATCTAGTTCTCTAGCTTGGTCTTGATATATAACAAAGTCAGGAATAGGCTCTAAAGAGTCTGTAGTGAGTGTTGCATATAGTGGTTTAGGGCAAGGCCAGAAGTTTTCAAGCTGTAAAGGGTCATCTCTTTCATCGAGAATCTTGCCTAATGACTTGCTAATCCATAATACTTTGCCTGTTTCTTTATCCCAGATTTCGTATATCAGCGCTTCATATACTCCATCATCTGACTTGTAAGATTGTTTTAAATCATCAGGCTTAGTATCCAATGGGATTTTATAGCCTAATTCTTCTCCAAATCTCTCAACAAGCGCTGGGCGTGACATATATACTCTGCGCCATACGGCTGTCACTTCTTCCCAGGTTCTAGCAATCGTGTGTCCAAAGTCTTTCCAATGGACATAATCAACAGGGCAGCACTCATACTCAATTCTTTCTTGAGATTCATTTTCAATGCCACCTTCTGTTTCAGCTTCATCACTATCTTCTGTGATTTCATAGCCATCTTCAGGTTCATCGGCTTGTTCACCTACAATATGTGGTTCATAACGCACCCAAGCTACACCACGACCACCTAATAATCGGTCTAGCACAGCGTTATTCATAGCTGATTTGTAGTCACCATAGTGTTCTAATTCAAACTCTAGCGCCCGTTCTAGCATCATTGAGGCTACACGACCAATAGGGTCGCTATCTCTAAATCTACGGCTTACATCAGGTCTAGGAAGTCTAGCAAAGATAGCAGGCTGAATGGTTTGAACATTTGACCAAAGGATGTTAAAGCGTGCATTAGGATTGCGGTCATAACGACTGTCATCCTTATATTTCTTAACAATGCGGTCAACTCTGGCTTCCCAACGCTTATATGAGCGTTCATAGCCCATAACTGTTTTGTACCAATCTTCGTATGAGTGGTCTACCGTTGCTTTATCGTTTGCCATAGAGTTGCCTTAATCTTGAATAATTTGGCGAAATGTTGGTTTATTTTACCTTTTTTATATTCTATTGTCTGTTTTAACCTTGGTATCTTTCCAAAGGTCATTAAGAGATACATCCGTTTGGCCAACAAACACACCTCTTATAGGTTTATCTGCCGTAACAATCTTTGCTTCATCTTTCCATACTATAGCCAAGTACCTAAAGGCATCTGCACCATGAGAAGTAAAGTCATGTTTAGGCTTGTCTCTAAATGACTTTGAGTCTTCATCGTATAAACGCTGGTATTGTCTTAAGCACTCTATTCCATCTATTGTCTTATGGTCAAACCAAGTACGAGTAAGGGCTAATCTTGATGCTTGAATCCCGTCTTGCAAGGATAAGTTAGGGACTATCTTTATGGTTTTTAGGGGAATCTTATCGCCTAATTGCTCAATCACGCTTCGATTACTAGATAAAGTCTTAGCCCTTGCGTCATGGGGTAGCCAATGAGTTCCATACACATAACCTCTTTCCTCTTGTCTTGCTTGTATGATTCCAGCGTAGAAGGCAACTGGCTGACCATTACTAGAGTGATAGTCTAAACACCTTATCTCGCCATGTACGACTTGAAAGAACCAGATTGCAGTATCGTCAGAGTACCCTAAGTCCCAAGCCGTATGAACAGGGAATAGAGGGTCGTATTCAATGTCTAATATTCTGCCTTGGTCTGTTAATTGGCGCATCTCTTTGCCAAAATAAGCCCCAAGGATTGCCGATTCAAAGTCACACTCAAACTCTTGGAGGTACTGGTCAGGCGTCATTGTCTTGGCAGCATCGTCTAGCTCGGCTTGGTCTAGTAGCCCTGTCTGACTAGCCCGTAATACTTTGACATACCAGTCTTTATCTTGAGTTGCATTGTTGTAAACCTCCCAGAAGCTATTATGTCCCTTCGGAGTGCCTATAAAGGTGCACCAGCCCTTTCTATCACTTAAAAGAGGCCTCAATACCGCCCCAAAGATAGAGGGCTTCATATCTGCGTATTCATCTAAAACGACCCCATCCAAGTAAAGACCTCGGAGGGCATCTGGATTGTCCGCACCAAATAGACGGATTCTAGCCCCATTGACTAATTCAACCCATAACTCTGACTGATTGGTTTTAGCTAATACAGGCTGAGAGAAGCGGACTAAGTAGTCCCAGGCGATTGTTTTGCTTTGGGCATAGTATGGACTGAGGTAAGCATAGCGCCCATCTTCCTTGTCATCTATTAGCGCCCTATAAATTAGGTCGTTAATGCAGAGAACCGTCTTACCGCATCGCCTATGCGCCACAATAACACTCCATCTTTGCTGTCTATCGTGGAAGTCCTCGAAGACTTTACGAGGGCAATAATCCATCTCTACTTCCAGAACATCACTCATTCAGGGCGCTTCCAGCTAATGACCATTCGTTGAGGGGCTGTTTCATCGCCTACGCTTTCAACTCTAGCCAGCTTGGGTAAGTGATACTCCATTACAGCCTGCAACATGAGAAAGGCTTTCTCTGGGTTTGGAGGGACTATCCAGACAATATCCCCGTTCTTGTCATATCTTATACAGCCTTCTTTGTCTGTCTTTGGTATCCCTGCTGCTACTTCCTCCAGCCAATGCTGCATCCTTGGGGAGTTCTTATCTACGAATTTAGCGATGGCCTCTTTAGCTATAGCGGTGTGCTTATTGACTGCCCCAACAGGGCGACCCTTACCAGCATTAGGAGGAAGGCGCTTTTTAGGCTTTTCAATCGTGCCATCTTCATTAATGGTCACAATATCAGATAAATTTGTAATAGGTTTCAAGGTTTCTACAACTTTCAGCAATTAAGGAATTAATTAAACTCTAAGCCATTGATTCTATTAACGCACTATAGCATAAAAACAACAAACTCAAATAAATATACAAACATAGGGTAAGTCCTAATACAATCTATGTAACATAACGCTACAATTCAGTTATGCAGTACAACTCAACGAAGCACATTTAAGGGGATTTAAATGAAACAAACAGTAAACAACTCAGATTTTCACAATGCTTTTAACCATATGGATAGAGGCACTCAGTTCAGTCATGAAGCACTCAATCTTATTTATGATTATTTAGAAGAAATTGACCCTGATATGGAGTTAGATGTTATAGCTATTTGCTGTGACTTTAGTGAATCAAGTGTAGAACAAATCATTCGTGACTACTCTATTGATTGTGACCATATTGAAGATGACGAGATTGATTCTCATGTTTTAAATTATTTATATGCCCATACAGGTGTTGCAGGTCAAACAACTGATGGGTCTATAGTATTTCAACAGTTTTAAGGGGATAAGCATGAAGAACTATCAAGCATTGATATTGTCTATCCTTCTTTTCTTGGCGGCCCAAGTCGCTTGGTATTACACCAAATAAGGCATATATGACACAGGAAGCCATAGTAAGCGAAATAAGAGAGATTCTGGCAGCCATTGAGTTAGACCTTGACCCTTTTGTCAGGGCTGACTCAATGCGTTATACAGGATATTTAGCAGAAAACGCAGCCGACCTTAAATTATTGGTCGCTGCCCTACTTAACCATGGGAAATTATGAATAGCTTAAAAGTATTGGAAAACAGTCTTTTTTGGCAGAAAGTAGTTTTTAAAGAGAGTAAAAACCCTATTCAGAAAGCCAGGGTAAGCAAGACTATTGAGAAACTAACAGCACAAATCGCAGCACTCACCAAAGGGGAATAACATGACAGCAAAAAAAGCAACAAAGACCATGCAAGTAAGCAAAGAAAACATCTACGCAGCAGCCTTATATCAGGCTTATGATGATTATGATGAGATGTTTGCAGTTCTTCGGTACATCATTGACGATGTAGAGAAGCCAGAGTTTAGCAAATATCAGGTAAGGGGCGCACTTAAGGCTTTACGGACTCTTATGATTACAAACCAGTCAATGATGATGGATTGTGCTGGTCTTGAATACTAACGATTAACTAACTAGGGGGCTTGTCCCCCTTTCTTTTTGCGGGGAATTTTTCTATGGTCTATGACCTGAAAGGGTGGCGCACATCCTTAGGACTTACACAAGAGGGCGCAGCGAGTTTGTTGGGGGTGCATAGGGTTACATATACCAGATGGGAGAATGGCGCTCAGAGTCCGCCTAAACTGATTGGGATGGCCTGCTTATCTTTAAAGCAAATCATGAAACCATAAACCAATCACAAATTTTTCGAAAAGATTTGAAATTGAAAATCGTGGTTTGAGGTCGTGTGTATCTGAAGAAAAAGTCAAAAACTAGGTCTATACCCTAGCTTATCTGAAGAAATTATGCAATGTCAGCATCATGTAGCTTATTCAT